CGATGTAAACAACAACATGTCTGCAACTGTAGTAAGTTACACATCAGGAACTGACACCCTTGTTGTAAACGTTAATGACGTTAGAGGTTCAGGAACATACGCTGTATGGTCAATCAACTTAGACGGTGCTACTGGTGTACAAGGTACAACTGGTGCACAAGGAACAGTTGGATCTCAAGGTACAACAGGAACCCAAGGTACTCTTGGAGCCCAAGGTACCTCTGGTCAACTTGGAACTTATGCAGAGACTATTACTCCAGTATCTCCATATTCAGCAACAACATTTACGATTACACACAATCTTGGAACACGAGATGTGTTAGTAACTGTTCAAGACGCTACCTACAACGAAGTAGTTACTGATGTAATTGCATCAACTACATCTGCTGTAACTATCGGATTTGCAGTTGCTCCACAATCAGGTGAAATTTACAGGGTCGTAGTAAAGGCTTAATACGTGAGTAAAAGAGCCCTAGTACCTATCAACGTACTTGCCGTAGGCACAGAGCCTACTGGCAGGTACGCTGGTGACATCTACTACAACACAGATGCAAAGAATCTGTTTGTATTTGATGGGGTGCAATGGTTTGAGATTGTTACTAACGCATCAGCAGATATACTTGAAGGCGGAGATGAGGTTGGAGGAAGTGATTCTTATTCAGCAACAATTGATGGTGGAAATGAAGCAGGTGGGTCAGATGTTTATGCCCTTACTTATGATGGTGGAGGAGTAATTTAATGTCATCAGTACGCATTCAAATACGACGAGGAACTGCTGGTCAATGGACTGCAAATAATCCAACACCATATGCTGGTGAAGTTTGTTACGACACTACAAATAATAAATTTAAAATTGGTGATGGCAGTACTGCTTATGCTAGTTTGCCATACTTTATTGATGAAGATGCAATTGCCTTACTTATTTCAGGTTCAGCATTAAGCACTACAGATGACCTTTCTGAAGGCACTGTAAATAAATATGCTACAAATTCACGTATTGCAAATGCCTTAAATAGCGGCAGTAAAACAGGTATTACATTTACCTACGATGCTGGAACACAGGTAATTAATACAACTGTAACTCAAGTTCAAGGTACTGAAGGCGCTCAAGGAACTACAGGCGCTCAAGGCATACAAGGCACACAGGGATTACAAGGACCAATAGGAACTCAAGGAACTCAAGGAACCCAAGGAGTACAGGGAATTCAAGGTACTCAAGGAACTCAAGGTACTCAAGGAACTTTAGGTACTCAAGGTACTCAAGGTATTCAAGGTGTTCAAAGTATTGCAACACAAGGTACGCAAGGTACTCAAGGTGTACAGGGAACTCTTGGTACACAAGGCACTCAAGGCACAACTGGATCTCAGGGTGTTCAAGGAATACAGGGTACCCAAGGTGTGCAAGGCACACTAGGAACTCAAGGAACTCTTGGAGCCCAAGGTACCCAAGGTGTTATGGGTACACCTGGTGGTTCTACCTCTAACTTTAACTACGTATTTGATGCAACTACTTCAGATGCAAAACCAGGTAATGGTCAATTAAGACTTAATAATGCAACACAAACTTCTGCAACTTTTATTTATATAGACCATCTCAACGACTCAGGCGTTGATATTGATGTCTATTTGGGCCTTGTAAAACAATACGACAACATCATTATTCAGAAAAAAGCCGATTCAGATGCTTACATTACATTCCAAGTTACTGGTTCACCTACAGTTGTCTCTAACAGTTATGTAAAAATTCCAGTAACTAGCGTTGGTGACGGCGGTTCTGGAAACAATTCATTTACTGGCGGAATGAACCTTGAATTAGTTCTATTTACAACTGGTCTTCAAGGACCAGTCGGTGCACAGGGAGCAACTGGTACTGGAACTCAAGGAACCCAAGGTACTTTAGGTGCTCAAGGAGTTCAAGGTACTCAAGGAACTCAAGGCGTACAAGGAACTCTTGGAGCGCAGGGTTCTCAAGGTACTACGGGTGCTCAAGGTGCAATAGGAACACAAGGTGCAAACGGTATTCAAGGTACAGCAGGATTTGTTGGTTCTAATGGTGCTCAAGGTACAACTGGCGCTCAAGGTACTGTAGGTACGCAAGGTATTGGTGGAACTAACGGAACTCAAGGTACGCAAGGAACTACTGGACAAGTTGCTGCAGATCCAACAACCACAGTGTTGTTGTATGGTGGAATGTAACTACTGTAGTTCTGTACTGCCGTTGTGAATTTGGCTGTGTTGAGCCGCTTCTGATAGAAACTTTATAGGTTTATATATTTGTGGTTTTACTGTAAAGGTATTAAATCGCATTTGATTTTCTTCTTGTTTCATTCTAAAGTTAAATATATACCAATCTATAGGGCAGTTAATTCCTTTTAATTCAACATCTGCAATTGCTTTTTCTGCCCCACGTCTACTTACAGCATATCCTGCACAAGACCACTGCTGATAAGACTTGCAAATGTGCTCTTCACTTAAATCATGCTCAGATTCATTATATGCAAATAGTGAGTCATCAGGAACAAAAAAAGAAAAGAAATCCCAAATAGGCATTAGTTCGCTCATGTATAACTCTGCAATACCTTTAAAATTTTTACTTATAACGATGTCATCTTCAAACAGTATTAATACTTTTTTATCAGACTCTAAAAACTTTTTATACGCCAAGTAAGTACTTGCCCAAACTCCTATAACTCCAGAGGATGGTGGGAAGGTCTCTCCTGGCTTACAGAAATCAGTAACCGTATTTACTTTAAACTCTGGGGTTTGATTAATAAATGCTTCAGCCTTCTCTGCTGTATTTAGATACATAGTTTCAGAGCCAAGGCGTGGCAAGAAGGACATAGAATTTAAAATGCCCTCATAAGATTTGTTTCTTAGTTCATTTCCAGTATCAGTATGGAAGACCTCAAAGCAGGCGTTATCTAACACTTCTCAATCCACACCTGATAACCAGACTCAATCATTGTGTACTCGCCTTTACAGAGATTAAGAACGCAATCCACGCCCCTCTTAGGCTCTCTGTACTCTCCTCCGCCATAATTCCAAAGGTAGTCATCAAATGCCATCACCCCACCTGGTTCCAGGTGCCTAAAGCCATTTAAGCCATCCATAGCGGTCTGTAAAGCGGTGTGATCCCCATCTATGTATATAAAATTATATGAACTAGCGTTACGAATAAAGAAATCATCACTAGTCATCTTATGCTTTATGATTCTTCCATCCTTTGGGAATCTTGAATCATAGTAAGCCTCTACTGAAGAAAAATCCAGAGATTCATGGGCGGTCTCTTCGCTACCTTCCCAGGTATCAACATCATCTAGATATTCAATGGTGCGGTTCTTTAATAGCCATTCAGTGGCATCGCCTGTGTAGGTACCAATCTGCAGTGCACGAAGTGGGACACTTGGCACATGTCTGAAGTACTTCTCTACATCCTTAAACCAATTAGGAAACATCAGATAAACAATTTCATATTATTAAGACATCCATTCACATACTCTTGAGACATCTCATAATTATCTAAAAGATGTTCAAACAGAATCTTACTCTCATCTTTACGCCCAATCCACCAACCAGCAACAGCCTTCTCAAATAGTAGGCAGTATGATCCGTTGTATTCAACATAGCCTGGCAGTGGCTGATTATAGGTAGTAGTAGCAAATAGCAGACCTAGTTCAGCATAGGTATAACACTCTTGATACTCCTTATTTCGTTCTTTAATTCTACAGAGCAGGAAGTATGCCTCTGGTCTATTTGGCAGATAAGCAATAGCCTGCATGATGTTGTTGTATATGGTTCGGTTTCTATCCCCTTGAGCACCCCAACACAATGCCATCTTTAATAACGATGTATAAGTAACTAGTGGATGAGTCTTGTAGCCATACTCAGCGGCTCGTAGATAGAAGCCAGCAGCGGATGCGTATTGCATCTGCTCTTCATAGGCAGTTGCTAAATTAAAGTTACTCTCTACATCGGTTGGATTTTCAGCCAGTTTTAAAGTTAATTCTTTAACGTCCATAAGATATGGCCTCCGTAATCATCCCGTTCACAACCTTCTTAGGAACCTCAAGAAGAAATGCACAGTTATCTTGAACACCAAATGTTAATAATAATTTTCCTTTAAGAATTGCTGCGCCAACACAGAACTCAATAGGGGTATCTAAGAATGCAAATGGATTTGTAACTCCAACAAAGTTAAACTCTTTATCCCAGACAATCATGCGATGTCTGTATGTTGAATCCTTTTGATTTAAATAATTCTTCCACAATCTAACTTCATGAGTAAACGCAATATAGTAATCGCCCCAAGCAACGATGTTAGTACCACCACGTTGATCAGGAGAAATCGGCGGAGTTTCTTTTGTCAGTACTTGCTTAGACTGCGACTTATCAGGATCAGCCCACACAACTTCGGTAGGCATAGCCCACTTAACAAAATGATACGGCATATCAAGGATAGGCATCCAATTCTTTTCACAGTAAGAATTAAAATCAACAGGAGGTGGAATACGGACTCGCTGCACTTCGGTGGCTGTCCAATTAGTTTTATCTAATTCGATCTTGGAGTACTCCATGCGACCTTGCCCATTGGGCGTGGTATCACGCCGTACCCCGATCAGGTAGTAGTTGCCATCCCATTGAGTTATGCGACAATCTTCTTCGCCAACAAACTCCCAGATAGGTGGAACATCAAAGCGAGAGTAATCGACCTTAGTAAAATTAATTAAATTGTAATCTTTATCAAGGCGTCCTATGTAGTTGGTAGTAACTAGTCGTTGATCTTTCTCAGGATGTAGATAAGAGAGTGGACCCCAAGGACTAAAGAAGCGTTGATCTTTCTCTGAGTGATAGAGCGTGTAATTTACATGTCGAATATTTACTAAGATATCGCCATCATCATCAATAAATATTGATGGATTCATTAAACCCATACCCAAGGTATGAGAATGCGGTAGAATTAGGGGCGCTAGTTTGCCCCCTTGAGAAACCGATTTTTGCACCAAATTCATAGGGACACTTTAGCCCACATAGTATTCTTGTACCAACTAACCTATGCTTATCCCCTTCGAAGGAGTCTCATGGCAACAGCGTATAAAATTCTCGGCCAGGTAGCAACCGCTACTCTTGGAGCAACAACAGAGGGAACTCTCTACACCTCAACTAGCGTTGAGACTGTAGTGTCTTCACTCGTTATCTGTAATCAAGCAGCGACTGCTGCTACTTACCGCATTGCAGTTCAACCATCTGCTGATACTGGGTCATCTGCCGCAGCAAAGCACTGGGTTGTTTATGGAGCAACTGTTGCAGCATCAGATACCACAGTACTAACTGTTGGCTTAACTCTAGCCTCTGGTGATCGTATTCGTGTGTATGGATCTTCAGCCACATTGTCATTCTCTGCATACGGAAGCCAAATTTCTTAAAGACTAGTTAGGATAATTAAGTGACTATCACTAACAGGGTCTCGCTCAAGAGCGTAGAGTTTGGGGTTACTCCCATTGATGACGTTCCTGATGCGCCGACTATTGGTACTGCTACAGCAGGTGCCGCTGGTTCAGGTCAAGCAACTGTAACTTATACTGCTGCTGCTACTGGTGGTCCTGTCACTACATTTACCGCTACATCTACTCCTGGGTCAGTTACTGGCACTGGTGCTTCACCAATTACTATTTCTGGTTTAACTCCTGGAACTGCATATACATTTAAAGTTAAAGGAACTAACACAACAGCAACAGGTGCAGAGAGTTCTGCAAGTAATAGCGTTACTCCTCCAGTAGATCCTACTGCTGGTTATATTGCTGGTGGACTTCCAGCAGGAAATCAAATATCAAGTATACGTAAACTTGCTTTTTCAAGTGACAGTGTCTCAACAATATCGGCTGGCTTATCTCAAACAACCGCTTATTCAGCAGGATTTGCTAACTCTAATACGGCTGGTTATGTTGCTGGTGGTATTGGAAACTCCGCTAGAATTTCAGTAATTGATAAACTTACTTTTTCTGATGATTCTAGGTCAACTTTAAGTGCACGACTTACTGGTAACCGAATGGATGTATCAGGAATGGCTAATTCTGGTACTGCTGGCTATGTTGCTGGTGGAGATGATGCTGGTTCATACGTTGCTAATGTGGATAAAGTTCTTTTTTCTAATGATACTGTATCAAGTGTTTCTGCTGGATTAAGCAATAGCGTTTTTGCAACTTCAGGTTTTGCTAACTCTGGAACTGCAGGTTATATTGCTGGTGGTCAAAAACCTGGAGGAACTAACATAAGTAACATAGACAAATTTGCATTTTCAAATGACAGCAGAACAACCCTAAGTGCAAAACTTACTGAACAAATCTATTTTACAACAGCAATGGCTAACAGTGGAACTGCAGGTTATATTGCTGGTGGTATTGGTGACGGTGGGTTCACATCAAGAGTAGACAAAATAACTTTTTCAAGCGATGCTAAATCTACTTTAAGTGCTGTACTCAGTGCAGTTAGAAGAAGTATGGCAGGATTTGCTAAATCAGGAACAGCAGGATACTTTGCTGGAGGAAGACCTGGTGGTGCTCAGGTAGATACTGTAGAAAAATTTTCTTTTTCAAATGATTCTAGATCAACTTTGGGTGCAACATTACCTGTTGCAGTTTCTAACGTTGCGGGTTTTGCCAACTCAGGAACATTGTAGGAGAAAAATAAATGGCCAATATTAAGAGAGCAAATACATCAGGTATAACAAAGACAGGTACTGCTATTGCTGATGTACCTGATGCGCCGACTATTGGTGCTGCGACCGCTGGTGCTGCTGGTTCAGGTCAAGCAACTGTAGCCTACACCGCTGCTGCTACTGGTGGTGCTGTTGTAACGTTTACTGCAACATCTACACCAGGCTCAGTTACTGGCACAGGTGCTTCACCAATTACAGTATCAGGTTTAACAATTGGAACTGCTTATACATTTACAGTTAAAGGAACGAACACAACAGCAACTGGTGCTGAGAGTGCGGCAAGTAACTCAATTACTCCTGCAGCAATTCCACAGGCTGGGTATATTATGGGTGGATATACTGTCGAATCAACTACAAGGCGTTCTAGTATTCAAAAAATAACTTTTAGTACTGATTCCGTGTCTACTATTGCCGCTACTTTTGATACTCAAAGAAGTAGTGGTGCAGGTATGGCAAATAGTGGAACCGCAGGATACAACGCCGCTGGTGCACAAGGTGGTGGGACTCATACAAGGAGAATTGATAAATTAAATTTTGCCGCTGATACTGTATCTAACACTGTAGCAAACATGTCTTCAGGAGCAACCGCAGCAACTAACCCTGCAGCAATGGCTAACTCAGGCACTGCTGGTTATATTGCTGGTGGCGATAAAACAGATGGCGGTGTCTCTTACCGTACATCAATAGATAAGTTAACATTTTCAAATGATACTATTTCAGTTCTAAGCGCTACTTTATCAGTAATGCAAACTTACTGGTCGGGATCTGCTAACTCTGGAACTGCTGGATATTACTCTGGTGGGTATAATAATGGAGAATTAAATATAGGATCAACTATTGTTAAATTATTATTTTCAAATGAAACTAGATCAAATTTAGCAGCCACAATAAATGCAAATATAAATAGCAATACTTCGCATGCTAACTCAGGTACTGCAAGTTACTGGCTTGGTGGGTTTGTGACTCAATCGGCTATAACTGGCGCTATTAGTAAATTACCTTTTTCAACCGAAAGTAGATCTACATTAGGAGTAACCATTACTGCTCGTGATATGCTTTGTGGATTTTCTCAATCAGGAACTGCTGGGTATACTGCATTTGGAACTGGTAGAAGCGGCAGTTATGGGAGCCAGAATTCCGTAACTGGTGTAGAAAAATTGGCTTATTCAAACGATACAATAAGTACGGGAATCTCTTTATCATATGGAGGCTCTTTAGCATCAGGTGCTGCCAACTCAGGAACGCTCTAATAGTAATCTGCTATACTCGTAATCTAACAAGGAGAAATATATGGATCTAGTATCACTACCTAATATCGAAGAAAAGTACACCCCTGAAGTTCTTCTGGCTATGGCCGAAATTCAACAGTCTCGATCTAACTTTCAGATAGAGAAGTTTGTTGTTAATCAGCATGATACAGATGAGATGCGGTACGTACAGACTGTGATTGAACTACAGCAGTTGTACTACACCATCAAGACAGTAAGTCTTGAGATGAAAAAAACTGAGATTGAGATTAAAAAACTTCGTGCAAGTGGAGATGAAGTAGATGAAATTGATGCCCAGATTAAAGAGTTAGGTCTAGAACAGACTCGTCTCGTTGGTATTGGCGCATTCCGTGAGTTAGATCAACTACTAAAGATCTATAACTCATTTGAGCACAAGTACACTCGTGCAGAAATTGAAGAAGCCCAACCAGACTATTGGAACAAAAGATTAAGCCGTCAGGCTACACTTGAGGCTATTGGTGGGACACAGGCACAGGCTGCACATCTAGATTCATTGCGTCAAATTGGCGCACTTGAAATGGCTGCAGAGGGCGGCATCCGTGCAGTGACAACAGAGATGCAACAGATCACAGGACAGACTCAGAAGGAGTTAACATGAAGTACTACACTTGGAAATTAAAGTGGGAAGTAAACCCAGCAACAGGTTCTGCAGAAGGAACTGATCCAACATGGAGTGTTAATAATGACACTATCCGTGTAGAGCCACAGTTTTCTACTCCCGCTGCCGAGAGAGAAGATGAACTTTATTATGCAATATGCAGTAAAGGATCTCTTACACCTGCATCATTAACTGATTGGTCAGTTACTGAAATTACCGCTGCAGCCATGTTAACAGCAGCACAGACTCTAGATGCAGATGTAACTATGGTCGATGGATTTCTTGTTTGGCCTCCACGGGAGACTGAGGATTTAGTTTAGTCCAATAGGCATTGTAGTAATTTTGGTCAACTGCAAACCTCTTCATATGCTGTGCAATAATTCCTGTATGTACAAGTATAGGAATCTTTGCTTCTCTTAATTTGGCGCAAAAACTTCCGTCTTCACTCATAAATATTCCACCAGGTGACATTGATTCGTTAAAGTACAAGCCACCAAAGAGTGGGTCTAATTTTTCAAATATAGAGCGATGAATTAAAACTAATCCCATTCCTATATAATCAACCTCAATTAATTGATTCTCAGGTAATGGATGTACTGGACTGCTCACGCCCTCTGGACTGACATTAAATATTGTTGGTACTGGAGTTGGTACTGAGGTTCCTTCTGGACGCCAGAATGTAAAGTACACACCACTAACTACTGGAGCCGTATCTTTATCTGCAACAGCCCATAAGTCATTCACAATCTGCGGAGTAATAACTACATCAGAGTCGACCCACAACATCCAGTCGACTGTGGATTCTTTCCAGGCCTCCATGATGCCTTGCCTCTGCTTTGCAATCTGAATGCCTTGGGCTCGTGCAAATCCTGCAAATTGAATTCCGCCATTGCCTTGAGATTTAATTAGGGTGTTAACTAACCCCTCAACGAAGTAGCCATCTGTCATACCATTATCGCACCAAGCGATATAGATCTTTTCTTTGGGATTATGCGCCATGTAAAAAGCCTATCACAAAAAGTTTAACCCCCCTTCTCAGTAATGATACGAGATACTATCTCGATATATGGGGCCGATTTTAGGAGAGTACCAGCATGAGTATTCGTAGAGCACAAGATGAGCGTATTGAAGGAACACCAGATGGCTTGAATGCCGTTATTGAGATTGCTGATGTCCCTGATGCTCCTAGCGCATCGGCAGCAAATGTAGGAACTAGCCGTGCATATGATAATGGCGCAGCGACGGTCACACTTACTAATAATGCAACTGGTGGAACTCCTACTAGTTATACAGTAACAAGTTCACCAGGAAGTTTTACAGGCACAGGAACTTCGCCAGTAACAGTGACTGGATTAGCATCTGCTACATCTTATACATTCACAGCGGTAGCAATTAATTCAACAGGTACAAGTCCTGCGGGTGCTGCCTCCTCTTCTATAACTGCAACTACCGTTCCACAAGCACCGACTATTGGTACCGCAACCGTAAGCGGAACAACTGCAACAGTTCCATATACAGCAGGTGCTACTGGTGGAGCAGCAGTTTCTACATTTACTGCAACATCTTCTCCAGGATCTATCACTGGCACAGGTGCATCACCTATTACTGTCAGTGGATTAACTGGGGGTACGGCTTATACATTTACAGTAACTGCAACAAATGCAAATGGAACATCCACAGCAAGTAGTGCATCAAACTCTGTCACTGCTGCGTTTCCTGCTGTTGCTGGTTATGTTGGTGGTGGTATTACTAGTCTTGGAGGGTCAGTTGGTAGTACAGCAGTTAGAAAGGTTCAATATAGCAATGACTCGGTTTCAACTATATCCGCTACTATATCTGGTAGAGAATCTGCAGCAGGTGTATCTAACTCTGGACTAGCAGGTTATTTTGCAGGAGGCCATAATACAACTAACATTGATAAAATTGTTTACGCAACAGACTCAGTCTCAACGCTATCTGCAAAAGTAAATTTTCAGGCAAGAATGGGGGGATTTGCTAATTCAGGAACTGCTGGTTATTTTTCCAATTACTACGGTAACTTTAGTAGAATAAATAAACTCACATTTTCTAATGACACAAACTCTAATTTAGCGTGGAGTGGAATTACGCCGTCTGCAGGTACTGGCGATTTAGGAAATAACGCTTGGACCTTTGCTAACTCTGGAACTGCTGGTTATTCAGCAGCACCAGGTGGTACATCAACTATTGCAAAAATGTTATTTTCAAATGACACATGGTCAACTCTTTCTACAAAAATAACAGGAACAGGTATTAACTCTGGAGGCAATAGTATGGCTAACTCAGGAACTGCTGGTTATTCTACTGGTGGTAGCGATGGAAATGCTAGTGTGTCTAATATACACAAATTAACATTTTCTAATGATACAAACACTTTATTAGGAAATAAATTAACAGGAATAAGAGCCTTAAGTTCGGGTTTTGCAAATAAAGGAGTTGCAGGGTATATTGCGCTTGGTATGAGTAGTACTGGGGGTTATAACTTCACGGCTCTAGGATCTGTAGAAAAAATTGCATTCTCTAACGATTCAGCATCAGCCTTTACTCTAGGAACACTAAGTGGTTATGTGCCATACAGTGTTGGTAATGAAGGATCGATCTAACTTAAATGCGTGGCTCTAAAGTCCAAGGACGATTTAAGATTGGGTTTGAAACCCTCTCTATGGATGAGGGTATGGTCGATGAACTTCGTGATCCTGTAGGAACTATTGTTGACTGGTGGAGTTGGGATGATGCAGCCCTTGCTGCAGACTACGCAAACTACGTAGATCCAATCTATGATGTATCAAATCAAGATCCTACTAAGGGCCGCAGATGGAATGACCCATTTGATTTGCCCGTAATTTTAGCGCAATTAATGCGTGGTACAAACATAATGAATGAACGAGGATTCTACGTAGTAGATACCTTGCGCCTTGTTGTATCTGTAGCAGATATAAATCGATTACTCCCTGCAATGATCACAGACCCAAACCAGCACATCAAGGATCGTGTTGTATTCCAAGATGAAGTATTTGTTCCTACCAGAGTCTTGCCTCGTGGAAGATACGCCGAACGTTACTCAGTAGTAACTATTGACTGTAACTTAGTAAGCCAGGAGGAGTTAGTCAACGATCCTCAGTTCCAAACCTACGCAAATTAATCGTGGGAAATTTTGAGGAGTTATTAGACCCCTCCCTCTTTGAGTTTGATACAGTAGAATTAGATGACCAAGTAGAAGAGGATGATGATGGCAACTAAAAAACCAAAAGGCAAAGTTGAAAAGGTTATGAAAGAGTACAAAGAAGGTAAACTTCATAGTGGTAAAAAAGGTCCTGGTAAAGGCCCAGTTGTTAAATCAAAAAAGCAAGCAGTTGCGATTGCAATGAGCGAAGCAGGAATGTCTAAAAAGAAAAAGAGTAAGTAATGCCAAGACGGCGCAGGAACATTGGAGCACGGGCTGGTAAGCAGCCTCAAAAGAATATTCAAACAAATGTCACTGAAAGTAAGTACGAATCTGGTGGCGCTGGATTAAAACGAAAGAAGGGTGGCATAGTGAGAAAACCTAAAGCCCCAATCCGATACAAGCATAAGAAGTCGGTGACCTGATGGCAGATAAAAAGAAGCCAGAGAAGCCAGTAACACTGGGCATTGGAGTTCCTGGCAAGAAGGCCAAGGTAACCCACAAAGTTTCTAAGAATAAGAAGGGTGATGTTGTTGTAGAACACACCAATACCAACCAAGGCAAGTGGGATAAGATTAACCTCACAAAGATGGGCGGATCAAAGAGCGTAAAGCAGGGTGTCAAGGCGGTAAAGAGTTGGCACAAAAACAACCCTCATAGAAGTCAAGGTAAATAATGGCAAAAGCATTTTGGAATACCAAAGATCCTTCAGACAAGGATAAAAAATTAACATCATCTCAAAAGTCTGCGGCTAAGGCTAGAGCCAAGGCAGCAGGACGTCCTTATCCAAATTTAGTCGATAATGCCGCAGTGGCAAAGAAGGCTAAAGCCAACAAGAAGAAAGGTAAATAACCATGTGTTCCACATGCGGCTGTATGAAGCCAAAAGACAAGCACGGCATGAAGACTCTGGCTGCTGCTAATAAGAAGTATGCCAAGAAGAAGACTGATAAGAAGAAGGACAAGAAATAATGGCCCTTAAGTGCACCATGAAGAACTGCAAGTGCAAGTGTTCCACTTGCCAGAAAGGTAAGTAATGAAGAAGTCACTAACCCCTAAGCAGAAGAAGATTGCAGGAGCAG